TTGTAGTCGTAGCGAGTAGTCAGAGTATCCAAGATCGCATTCAGAGTCTTTTGCCCTTCCCTATCAATCATGTCGTTGACATCTTTGACGTACATCACAGGTTCAGTATCCGAAACAGTAAGATAAGCGTTGAGTGCCGCAGAAACGTCTGGGTCGTTCACAAGCAGGTTTTGCAACAATGTATTAGCATCATCAGCAGTACGAGTCGTAAAAATATCCGTCAAATGGTCACGATAAGTTGGGACGGTGAGAACATTAGCCGAGTTATTACTTTGGAAAGTAGGAGAGTTCGCCACCCCCTGTGGGCTTGGAGTCTTTTTAGGTAAAAGAATCTGACCTAGTTTACTGGTTAAGCTGGTGGTCGCCATGAGGTTACGCCTCTTGTACAAAATTTGTTAATTGGGTTGAAGTATAGCAGAGAGAAAGCAATCTTAATAAGCCCTGCTTTGGTGTCCCCACAAATTCGCCCGACTCTGGCCACCGAGGTTAATGGCACCATAAGCCAAAACTGTTCTCGCTTCCTCTGTCTTGTGGCCTACAAACTCACCACGATAAAATTTCACGCTAGTCGATAAGTAGGCAAGGCTATGGAAGTAATGGTCATGGCCAGTTAGTTTACGCCAAACAGGGGTTTTCTCCCCCATCTTCTCCCGAACCATGTCGCGCAAATGAGATTTGATAACCTCTTTCTGTTGGCCATAGTTGTGGAAGGTAATCAGGCCGTCGCGTACAAGGTTAGCCAAACTGTCCAAATGGTTTGTTCTGTCCACCTGTAAGGTTTTGCGCGTCTCAATTTTGTCAGCAATCTCAATAGTGCCAGTATAGTGGACAGGAATAATGCGACCGTTTGTTGCGTCAAAGAGCTGTTTGGCCAGAGTCTGTTCAGGGAATAAATCCACGCAGCCTTGTTTGAAGTGGTACTTCTCGTCCAAAGCTTTAACACGCGCCAGTAAGTCATCACCTAGAACAGGGATAAATTCGACAACATCCACACCTGACTTCAAACCCGCCGCGCTGCAACCGATAGTGATATGGCAAATAGAACCCACGTCGATTCCAATAAAGTAATCAATACCTTCGGGAACGTCCCCGACTCTGAAGCAGGGGTTTAACTCCGCCTCGGTTAAACGACTGGCTGACTCTTCAAAGGTTTCACCAAGGACGGTGTTATACCAGCCGCGAAGGAAGTCACGGTCACGGTACTTGATAAGCTCACTGATGATGTACGCTGGAGTCAATGTTGACACTGTAAAGGGACGAACACGGTAGCCTCTGGCAAGGTCACGATGAGGGAACTCAGCAACCCAGTCCCGTTTACCACCATGGAGGTCGAGGGCAGAGCCGCACTTTTCACAGGTGACGACGACGTTATTTAACTGTAACTCGTAGCGGTCGATCATGGGTGTGTCAATATCCGTCAGCTTAATCTCTTCAGGTAAGCCGTCGATATGGATAAAGTCTTTTGTAAACTTAGGTAACTGCCAGTGGTTACAACAATCACACTTTAAAAAGTATTCACGCTGGTCTGTTGTCGAGTAACCTTGATGGATGCCGAAGTTCTCAAAGGTGGGTGTACTGAATTGCTGCATGATACGGAAGCTTGATGCTTGCATACGCGAACCGAGCAAGCCAACCATTTGCTGATTTGAGAGGTCAACTTCATCGACCATAACAAAATCCGCAGGTGTTGAGGTAGCACTGCCCTCAGTAGCTGGCACCACCATAAGGTAAGAGTCACCGATTTGTTGAATATCTACTGAGCGAATGGGTTTTCCGCCGCTCAGGTTAAACACTCGGTCGTTTTCGATAATGGGCATGATCCGAGTCTGAGAATTTTTCTTCATCATCGGTTCATTAGGGAAGGTCATCAGGACGGTGACCCCCCGATTACGGGCGCAGAAGGCAGCGGCTTTACGGATTTGCGTTTCTGTGAGGCCCACCTGCGAAATTTTTATAACGTGCAGGTTTGGGTGTAGGTCATCGACAATCGCTTTCTGGAACGGAAAACGCTTGAAGTTGAAGGGTGCCGACCGTAGAGTAGTATTCTTGCAAACCCAGTCAGAGTAACTCATATTGATTGAGTCCACCGAGAAGCGGGTGTTTATCTCATTTCGTAGGTCTAAGGCAAAAGGGTTCGACATACTTTTGTTACTCAAATGTAAAAGGTGTTGCATTAGCACCTATTAAAATTTATTCTCTCTAAACCCACAGAGGACACACAACATGGCCGCTAATCATTATTACCCTCCGCTTCAGGAAGGCTCACTCCGCGCACTGCTAGTTGTCAAGGCAGCGATCCAAACGGAAGGTGACGCTTACTTGGACAATGCCAACTATTCTGACGAGATAGTAACAAACTTACGACATCTTTTCACTGGCAGTAAACTTAAAGTGAAAAAAGAACGCCCTAAATCGGTCACTCCGTTGGATTTAGAAGCGGAAACGCGAGCACTTTACGACGAGTTAATGGAATTTACGATCGAAAATGAAGATGGCGGTTTAAGCACAGGGGAAACTCTGAACGCTATCAAGACACGGACGCAACTGCTTGAGAAGTTACTTGGCCAGCTTGAGCGGTCAAGTGAAGTTAAAAAGTACGGTCAGTTCCGCGAATTTGTCATCCAGCAAATGTCAGCGTACTTGACTGCCGATCAACGTAATGAATTTATGAAAGCTTTGGATGGTTTGGTATGAAAAAGATAGTGCAAGAAGGCCCCTTTAAGGCCGACACGATACAAGGTAAACACTGGTTCGCTACAGGGGTAATCCCTAAGCCTAAGAATGACTTTACACACCGTTGGATGATTACCAAAGGTAGTTCCTGTGGTGCGACAGAAGTAGAAGCTCGTAAGTTTAGAGAGATGGTTGACGGGAGTTTGGTATGAAGAAAAAATTTAAGGTTTTAGTTCCTGTTGTCGGTTATGTGCTACATGAAGTGTTTGCGGAAAACGTAAACGAGGCTGCGGAGATAGGTTATGAAGAACGGTAACCCACTACCTACCTCACAGATTACTAAAGAATCTCTGGAGAAGTTCAAGGCTGCCCACTTAGGTGAACCGTTCCCTGATGATGTTATTCTCCTAAATAAAGCTACCTTCAAAGCTCTAAACGCTGAAACTGAAAATCGTCTAATCGTAAAACCACGAGCGGTAGGTAGAACCGAAGTGGGTGTACGGATAGAATTGAACGCTAAAATGAAAGCCTTGTTAGCCAACCTAAAATAAGAGTGCAGTAATGTCAAAAAATATATTCGTCACAAACGCCGCCCTCTACTGGGCGGTTAATATGCCCGTTATCCCGCTTCATTCAATGGAGAAAAAGCCGATTCCACTAGGCTGGCAAAAACTTCACGATACAATGCCCGATGAAAAAACTCAGACTCAGTGGTTGAAGCAATACCCGAACGGTAACATTGGCTTACCACTGGGTAAGCAGTCGAGAGTAGTCGCGCTCGACATTGACACGACAGACGAAAGCTTAATTCGCCTGATTGAGCAAACTCTCCCCAGCTCACCGTGGATTCGTTACGGCAAGAAGGGTAAAGTTCTCGCTTACCGCTACACAGGGCAGAAAACTTTCCGTATCAAGGCAACGACAGGCGAGACGATTTGCGAGCTGCTGTCTGAGAAAACTCAGGTTGTGCTACCCCCTAGCCTCCATCCTGACACGAAACTACCTTATACGGCAAACTGCAATCTGTTCGAGGTTGTTGATAACCTGTTAACTTTGCCGAGTGATATTGAAGAAAAACTTCGTGCGGTGATTAGCGACTACGGCATACCTTTATCGCGCTCAGGTCACTCAAAGCTAACTGAGTACATCAGTTCAGGTAGTCGTGACACAAACCTGACGGAAAAGGCTGGCCTGTTTGCTATGGCGGTAATGCGTGGGGAAAGAACGCTCTTAGAAGCACTCGGTATGCTTCAATCCTATGCGAATGAGTTTATCCAAAATGTTGTTGGCGACTCAATGGACATTGAGAAGCACAAGAAAAATCTCATTCGATTTTTAACAAGAGATGTGGTTGAGAAGAAAAAAATCCTGCCTGAAGGCTGGGATACAGGGCTGACCGACGAGGACAAGCTGGCTCTTTGCCTAAACTTCGACCGTGATACGGAAGAGTGGAAGTGCCAAGACATTCTTACTTACCTGAAAGAAACATTTATCAAAGACGAGGGCTTGGGAACGTCTCTAAGCATGGAAGCGGCTGACAAAATCCTAAGAAAGCTTGCGTACTCCAAAAACTTAAACCGTATGGAGATTGAGCGAATCTTGACGTTGATTGTGAAAGAGAGCGGGTTAGGGGTAAAAATCGGTACGCTGAATCGCCAAATCAACGAGATTAAACGCGAAGACGGTATGGCTGGGGCAAACCACACAGAGATTGCCGAAGCTGTTTTGCGAGATATGGACGACCTTTTCGAGTTCGCTTTCGACCGAGGTCACTTTTGGAAGTTTAACGGCAGCCATTGGGAGGTTATCAAAGACGCATGGTTGATACGCCACATCAGCCAAAACTATGGGATGTACGAGGCGGCCAAGCGTAATGGTGATATGAAGGGAATTTTGTCCCTCATGCAAAGCCTAAGTCCACAGGACTTGAGAAAATCAAACCTCGAAGGTGTGGATTTCGTAAACGGTTTCCTGACTGACAAACTGGAATTGCTGCCACATCAAGCTAATTTTGGTATGACCTACACGCTGCCG